ATCTATGTTAAATACAATGAATTTTAAGATTTTCCAATAATATTGTCTTTGTTTTCAGCAATAAAATTTTTTAATTCATTGTTATATTTCTCATAATAATCTTTAAATTTATTTCTATAATATATGCGTTTATACAGATATTTTCGACCATAAAGCGCACTATGTAATATCCTGATAGGAAAACGCCTGTTTCTCCCACTCTTTAAGTATAAATAACTGCTTTGTCTCTTCAGCTGATAATAAATTTAAATTTCTAATCAATATAACTTCCTGTGAACGGGAGTCCATATATATAATGCCATATATATCTGGTTATATTATCTACCTCTCTAAAATAAGCTAAATTTTTATGAAAAATACTATCAGCTAACACTTGTCTTGCATAGCGGGCTAAACAGAATCGATGTGGTTTTTTCCAGTCTTCAGGTTTTTCTAACTGAGCAATAAATTTTTCCGCAGTCTCAAACCATTGCTTCTGCCCTAAATCAGAAAACGTATTTTGAATACTAAAGGTGTAAATACCCCATTGTTAGCACACAAACCAAGTAGAAAATCATGCTATTTGTTTCATGTTTCTATATTCAATTGGTGTCATATTATTTAATGCTTCATGCGGTCTTTCTGTGTTATATATTTCTAACCATTCTTCGGTTATTTTTCTTGCTTGTTCCAGATTTTTAAATATATACAAATCTAATACCTCCGTTCGATATGTGCGGTTAAATCGTTCTATGTAGCCGTTTTGATAAGGACTACCAGGTTTAATGTAATCTATGCTTATTCCATGTGATTTTGCCCAGCTTGTGAATCTGTTTGAGGTAAATTCTGTGCCATTATCAACTCGTATTTTTAATGGATAACCGTAATATTGAGCCAGTCTATCTAAATACCGGGTAATTCTACCTGCCGATAAACTGACCGCAATATCAATGCCTAATGCCTCACGATTAAAGTCATCAATAACATTAAAGGTTCTAAATCTACGATGATTTTCAGAACGATCACTCATAAAATCCATTGACCAACATTCTCCCAGACGACTTGGTACTGATAATGGTTGTGGATAACGCTGGGGTAATCGTTTATTTCGTTTCGAACGAATGTTGAGTTTTAATTGACAATGAACCCGATAAACCCGTTTATGATTCCACTTATATCCTAGTTTCCTGATTCGATGAAAACACTTAGGAAATCCCCAACGTAAATGCTTGTCTGTTATTGACTTAAGTAACGAAATAATCATAGAGTCATCTGCCGATTTAGGTTGGTAGTAGTAAGCACAGCGACTTAAATTCACAATAGTGCAACTCATTTTAATTGTTACACAGTATTGTGACTGAAGTGTTTGTGCCCAACACTTACGAACTGCCGTTGGCACTATAGCTTTTTTATTATTTCTTGCTGAAGCTGAGAGGTTAAGCTTAATTCGGCATACATTTGTTTGAGTTTACGATTTTCAGCTTCCAGCTGTTTTAAGCGCTTAATATCCGAAGATTGCATACCGCCATATTTATCCCGCCATTTATAAAAAGTAGAAACGGCCATACCATATTTACGGCAAAGCTCTTTGACAGAGATGCCAACTTCAGCTTCATTTAAAATAGATACAATTTGATGCTCTGAAAATTTTTTCATATTGAAATTCTCCTTAAAAATATCATAGAGAATTTTCTACTTTCTTGCTGTACTATTTTAGGGGATAGTTACACCCCGTTTAACCGGGACTTTTTTAGTTATTAAAGCAAATAAAACACGACAATCCCTGATAATTAAACCGCTATAAAAGCGCTCCTTTTATCTTTTGAATATATTGATAAAATTTTAATAAAAAACTAGTGAAAATAAAAAGTCAAAACTAGAATTGTGTTTTGGAAATTATTTAGGATAAGTTATGAAAATTACATCTAAAATAAGACTTGAAAATTTAAACCTATTAGTCAAAGAAGCTGGAGGTGTAACGCAACTAGCTAAAAGAGCAGGATATAAACAGTCTAGTTACTTATATCAAATCATTAATCGCACACCTGTTCAAAATGGCAAAGCAAAAAATATCGGATCAAATATGGCTTCAAAATTAGAAGAAGCCATGAATAAACCTAAGGGATGGATGGATCAAGAACACCAAAAAAATTCAAAATCAAATTCTGTGTATCTCGGCACTCTAGAAATCTGGGGCTATTCTAAACCTTCAGGTGACATTGAAATAGAAGTACCGTTTTATAAGGAAATTAGTTTTTCGGCAAGTAATGATTTTGCAGAATACATCAAAGATTACAATATATATAAACTTTGTTTTGCGCGTTCTATTTTTGCAAAGCACGGCATTAATCCAGAATCCGTTGTGTGCGTTACAGCAAATGGCAATAGTATGTATCCTGTTATTCCAGATAGCAGTACTATCGGGATCAATACAGATGATAAAGATATTCGAGATGGCAAAATATATGCAATAAATCATAATGGATTACTGCGTATAAATATTTTAAAAAGACGCCCAGGAAACAAATTATTGATCCAAAGTTTTAATTCTTCAGAATATAAGGACGAAGAAGTCAATCGGGAAGAAATACATATAATTGGTAGGGTGTTTTGGTGGTCTGTTTTAGCTTAATGCGTAGATCTATTTAAGAATAAATTATAATAAAACTTTCTATCGATATTTATTACAAATAAAATGCCTAGTACACTAAGAGATCGTTTAATAGAATTAATGGCTGAGTGTGGGCTCAGCAAACAAATCGAACTAGCCAATCTTGCTAAGTTTAGTAAAGAATTGGTTAATCAATGGTTTAATGGTAATACAGGCTTGGTAAAAAACCTTTGTTAGAACTGTCAAAAAATACAGCTTTTTCAGCTCAATGGTTAGCAGATGGAACAGGTCCAAAATATAAAACAAATGACACTGATTCATTAGCTCAAAAATCAAGCACATTGGAAACAGTAAATAGCAATTCTACAATCCTGAAATTATATGATAGGAGTGCTTTTTGCGGTCAAGGAACCATAATTTCTGAATTTCCAGTACAGTACTTCTTAGGACAGTTGAGATTCCTAACGATGCTATTATAAAGCTATTGGGCACAACAAATTTACAAAGTGTTTAGCTTATGCCTCCTGACGGGGATTTAATGGAATCTACTATACCCAGACTCTCCATAACATTCATTAAAACTGATATAGATAAATTTCAAGATAACGGAGTTTATCTTATAACATTTGATGGTTATACCTATATTAAAAGACTAGCAAGAGGGAAATCGGGGGTAATCAATGTAATATCTGATAATAAACTTTATTCATATACAGATTTTGATATTGCACCAGATGATTTAGATCGATTAATAATTCACGGTAAATTTTGGAAAGCATTACCTTTAGATTTTTTTGATATATAATTTAAATTAACAGTTTATTTTCATTATTTAAATGATTTCAGCCGTATTAACACAGTATTTTTGCATGTAAATACCGGCAGCTGTTTACCGGTGTTTTTTGTTTGAAGGACATCTAAATCTCTATAGTATACATTCCAAGCAACCATAATAAACTTGGCAGAAAAACTAATTAATTCTAAATGTTACACAGCTGATCAATTTCTAGGTAAACAATAGATTTTACAATTAACTATAATTCACAACTCTAATATTAGGATTTAAAAATGGATAGACGAGATAAAATATTGTATTTAATAAATAATTCATTCAACGGAAGCCAAGTAAAATTTGCAGAGGCAATTAAAAGATCTCCGGCTCAAGTTAATCAATGGGTAACTAATCGCAGGGCTGTTGGCGACGTTTTGGCTTTACATATAGAACGAACTTTAAATCTACCATCAGGTTGGTTAGCTAAAGAAGAAGACAATAAAATCAAAATTAATCAATCAAATGCCTTTCATCTAGGAGCACCCAGATATATATATGACGAATCATGCCCATTGGGGAATGATGAGATTGAAGTTCCTTTTTATACGGATAATATTTTAAGCGCAGGTAACGGATTTGTATCAGATATACAAAATTTTAATAATATGAAAATGCGCTTTTCACGAACAATGTTAAATCAAAAAGGTATTGATCTAAGATGTTTAGTATGTATTGTGGCTGATAATGATAGTATGGAACCAGCTATTCCAGATGGAGCAATTGTTGGAATCAATACGAGTAATACTCAGATTAAAGATGGTAAATTATACGCAATTAATCATGACGGTTTATTATGTATCAAAATCCTAAAAAGACGACCTGGCAACAAAATTCTGATACAAAGTTATAATTTTAACTCATATCCTGATGAAGAGGTTGATACAGGAGCAATTACTGTTATTGGAAAAATATTTTGGTGGTCAGTTTTGCTATAACATAAATTTATGTTTTAAATTGCAAGAAAAGAAAAAGAGAGAGATTATTACATTAAATTGCTATTTTATCTAAATAGCCGAAAACCTAGTCATTTATAGTGTGGAGGACATCAAAATTCGCACATATTAAATGGCAATACCTTGATAAATGTTGCCGCCCCAGTTGATTTTTTTCGCCCAGCTCCTTGGCTGCCTGTTGCATGGCTTCATTAATTGCAGCGAATCTTCGGGTCGTTATCTTTCCTATTGATAGGGTACGGATAAATATCCACTGCGCGCCCTGTTGCATGCTTACTCGCCAGCGGTGTACTTACCCAAGTCACTTTTTTTTCATTCGGCCGCGCGTATTTCGGATCAACTCCCTTTTTCACGCATTCATTAGGTGTACGCCCTTTACCGTAATTGATGAAACACTGTTCCTTACTTCTTTTCTCCTCAATAACGGTAAAATCCTGCTTAGAGATTTCAATGGCTCGCTTAACGACCTTAACCAGATTGGCATCAACGTCGCGTAAATTGTTCAGAGAACGACTGCCTAATTTGTACATATCAAACCTTTCATAAATAAAAAAAGCAGTCAGAACGGCTGCTATGTATAGACTATTTACATTTATTAATGTATTATTAAATTTAATCCCCTTTAATTAATTTAAAGCCCTCAAAAACTCCTCCGTCTTGAGGGTATTTTTTTTGACATAAAAAAAGCTGCCTACTGGCAGCTTATTCAATTCACAAAAACTCACTTAGTCCATTTAATATCAAGCTTACGCTTATTTTCGGCGCAATCTTTTAAATACATATTCATTAAAACCTGATACGGTAATCCGGTTTCATCAGCCATATCTTTGAAATAAGTAATACTATCTTCATCAATCCGAATAGTGATTGTTTTCTTTAACTGTCCGGAATACGGATTGCGTTTTGCTTGACTAAAATCGTACTCTTTTTTCATAAATGTGCCTCGTATTGTTTGCGTTCTTGCTTGGTGGCTGTCCTTGCTGAAATCAAACGGATTGTATTACCTCTTTCACAATGAATAACCACTAATACACGTAAATTCTCACTCATCCCTAGCAATATGAAACGGTCTTCATCTTCGGAATGATCCGGATCATTAATTATTAAAGCATTTTCGTCCCAAAATACCGTAACAGCTTCATCAAATGATACACCGTGCTTTTGGATATTGCTTGCTGCTTTTTCCTGATTCCATTCAAAACCATTAATCATTTTATCCCCTTAGTTGTAAATATATTATATTTATATTTTAAATATACAACAAGTAGTTAATTTTCATATAGATGATTTTTTCACATCATCTATAGTTACAACTGTATCAATGGCACCAGCGCTCCAAATAGAAAAGCTGGCATTTAGCTGGCTTAAATCAGTTAAATAATCAAAAAACTACAATCAAATCACTATTTATGCTTATCATCTGTATCACCGATTATCTTTTCTGCCCTGTTACACACAGCATTAATCAGTTTTTTAGCCAGCTTCGGCGCAGTTGCTTTGAATGCGTCTAACAGAGATTTTGAGGCCATACCGGCAAACACACCAGCACCGGCAAACAGCCACGGGTGATCCTGTGTAAAGAAATACTCTGTTACTGCGGCTGAAAAAACCATGCCTATAATGATGAATGTCACAGTGAGCATGACGCCATAGCGTCGGTAATCAGACACTACCAGTGAGCCGAGAAAGCCACCAGCAAGGGCGAAACAGTTGGACAGTGTAAAAACTTCATTCATTATTTCCCGCCTTTTTTATCTTCTGCCTGTTGCGTGTTTTTAATCAGATTCCTGCCAACCAGTGCGCATATGATGGCAATCAGCGGATAGGTAGTCATGCCTGTGGACAGTGGCGGATAGGCGGCGATAAATGTTCCGGATATCACAAACCAGATCAGTGCCGACCATAACAGGCAGCAACCGGAAAGAATATTGCTGCGGCTGGAATGACAAAAGGCAGTAAATAGCTGCCCGATGGCAACCACAATTAAAATGGTCACAAACACCTTAGGGTATAAATGCGGGAATTTGCCGTATAGATCCTCCTTAATTATCTCGTCACCATGCAGGCCGAACACCAGCGCAAAACCCAGCATAGCGAATCCGTTCAGTACTTCGATTATTCGCGTACCGGTACCGAACAGCCAGTTTTGCAGTCTGTCCGGTAAAAACCGGAAGTCCAGTAACCAGTAAAACCATTTAATCACTTTTGTCATGACATATTTACTCCGTAAAAAAACCGCTTTTCAGCGGTTATCAGTTAATAGTTGCTTTTAGCTTCTTCCCATAGCCGGAACAGCCTGTCCTGATCAATATCCAAGGTATCAGTAAAAAACTGCCAGATATCATCATTTTCCAGTGTGAATGTCTGTGCTTCCATGATGGCATTACGCACTTTAATCAGATGAATACCAGTTAATTCTCGCTCAGCGATTTCCACCAGTTTTTCCTTATTTTTCCCGTACTCCAGCTCAATCTGAGTTAATATCTGGCTGCGATTCAGCATACCGGCATTTTTTCTTTTATCGAGCTGACGCAATTCATCGGCATTAGACACTTCTATCCATGTTTCTGCCTTTTCTAACCATTCGCTATAGGGTAATGGCGCCTGCGTTGTTACATCATCCGGTAGCACTCCCAGTTCAGATATGCGAATGCGTTCGCCGGTTTGTTTGCTGTAAACGGTTTCGCCGCGATGATCTTCAATATATTTCCAGACGTTGCCCAACCATTGCGGAATATAGCCTGCTTTTAATTCAGGCTCATCAGCGATGATGCACAGCCAAGGTATCAGGTAATTACCATCCGTGTTAAGAGGGTCTAAATCCGCTATAGTCATACCGATAAAATAGTTATTTTCGTCCAGCTGGCAGACGGGAATAGTTGGTGAATATTCTTTCATTCATTACTCCTTAAATTTTAATACAGGCAAGCAGTGCAACATTGCGTGGTCGTGTTTCTGCTGATGTTCTTGCTACTTCCGCATTGTCAAATTTAACTTTAAAGTTTAGTGTTAATGGTGTGACCGTTCCGATTTTTGCTGTACTCACATTCTCTCTGCTAAAAACACCATTGGAATAATCCTTACCCACGAAAGTGATATCACCAATTTCACCAGTCATACGCTGTACTGTATCTGACTGGGTGGTACCCAACTGCCTGCCATCATCAACGCCTCTACCCTCATCATATGCGCGTAAAAACTCACCTCTTAAATCCGGCAGGTTAAAGGTAGTTTTCCCGTCCCCTGCACCGAAGCGTGTACCAATAGCCGCATACAGACTGGCATATGATATGCGTGATACTGCTACGCCATTAGCCTTTAACCAGCCGACAGGTGCGGTATCCATAGCGAAAAACTGCACAGCTCCGGCAGGCGTGGCATTAATATCTTTGCTACCGTCAAACGGTATGCCATTAATACAGACTGCATTCTGTAGCCTTGTGGCAGTTGCGGCATTGCCTGTTGTATCTTGGTTACCTCTGGTATTCACGCCGGGCAGATCTATGTCCTGTGTACCATCAAAGAAAACCCCGCCGATATTGCGCCCATCAAGTAATTTTGAGGCTGTAACAGCGTTAAGTCCTATGCCGGCAATAACCTCCCAGTACTGGGGATTCTGATTAGGGTTATTGGTGTTCTTATCTGCAACTGAGATAAAAACTTTCGTGCCATCATCAGCCAGCAATACCGCACCTTTCTGATACCCGCCAAAAGCATCACAGTAGGCTTTATCAAAATAGAACAGATTGCCTTTCTGCATATGTACAATAGTGGCGGATAAGGCGTTAAGAATGCCGTTAAAGTCCATACCCTTTGGAGGCAGGCCGCCCGATTCTACCGGCTGCATGGTTACGTTCGGAAAACCGTCGCTCCATGTTGCATCCTCCGGATCTTGTCCGGGCTGCCGGGTGTTCTGAATATTGTTTTTACTGCCGTTAGCCGCAAATGCCTGCGGGATTAATACTGGATTTTTACTCATGCGAAACTTCCCTGGTTAAATGGTTGAAAACCTGTTCCGGAAAAACCAAAAATCCCCGCAGGCGGGGATTCACGATAATCAATTAAAACGCCGGACGGGCGCGGTAATAATTGCAGGTTATAGATAATATGCCTTTAAAATTTATTGGGCGTAAATTCAAAAAAATACCGCCCTTTCATGTGGCCGGTAATTAAAAAATACACGCGCTTCTCAGGAAATATCATGCGCAGGTATTTATTAATATTCGGTGCTGTTGCATGAAGAATATTGGCAGCCGCCTTAATCATAATAAGCAGGCGGAAACGCTCATCCGATAAATGATAGGAACTGAACCGTGCACCTGCCGAACTGAACGGATAGCTGTTAAATGGCTGGAAAGCCTGCGGACTGGTTTTAAAGCCGAAAGTATCGATATCATCAGGCGGAATACTGATATTGCGATTCACCCCCACAATCCGCCCCCAGATATCCAGCCCGAAACTCTGTGCAGTTTTCACATTGAAAGCCAGCCGGTAAAAATCATCAATTGATCCGGCAGGGTCTATGCATTCATTCATGCTGTCAATCAGATTGCAGATAACCGGACTGTTTGCATACTGTGACATTAAAGTGTCTTGAATATTTTTCATGATATTTTAATCTGATAAATTGAGGCTGCCGGGTATTCATCCACGCCGATTTCGAGCATGTCTGCCCATTTTTTACCGTCCTTACTTACCCGCAGGGACACTACACTTAAATGAGGAATAGCAGCAGCAACCGGACAGATGAATTTAGAAGCAATAACCGGCTGTCCGATTGCGGCCTTTGCGGGTCCGGTTGTAAAACCGGTAATAATGGCCGCTTTTACAGCTTCGCTATCCTGATATGACAGCAAATCAGGATCATCAACCATAACCTGAAAAAAAACCGGCACAAAAGCCGGTCGTAAAAATTTTACGGTGTATGTCGGCGGTCTGACGGGGAAATTTTCTGTATCCGCTATCACGCATTCTGTATTGCCATTAAAAGAACAGCCCGAGCCGGCTTTGTTCAAAATGGTACGGGCAATAGTTTCATCATCTCCGCCTACTACGGAAACCAGAATACTGTTACGGATAACCGGATAATTGGTGGCACCAACCTGTATAGTCTCATCTGTCGGGTTGTCGATAACATACACATCTTTAACATCGGCTAAATCAGCCACTGCACCATAAGTTGAGGCATTGGTATTTTTGCTGTTAATCGCTACCGATGCCCGCCGGCGTTTTTCAAAATCCAGACGACTTTCTTCTTCAACACCGGCAACAGCTGCATATGGGTTGGTTACCCGATCTAAGCCGGTAATTGCTTTAGGGATACTGGTAATCGTATCGGGTGCGGCATTGATACTGCCCGCAGATACACACTGCGCCTGCACGCTTACTTTACCGTCTTGGGTAATGGTTGCTTCGTTAGTTAACTGCCATTTATTGCCGTTATCGTCATTAAATATCGTACCGGCTGGAATGGTCACCCCAGCCAACCCGTTCAGCACCAGCATTACACTGGAATGCGTAGCCTGCTTACGGGTCATAAAATAAATATATCCCAGCCCGTCCTGCCAGATACCCTGCGCATAACGCGGGTCGAACTGATTTAACAGGGTTATCATCTGATTGCGCTCATCGGTAATAATGGCGGCCAGAGAAGTTACTAACTGCCCTTGCGGTGTGTTCATGGCCGTATTCAAGTCCTGCCCGAAAGCATTTCTAAACAGTTCCCATAAGCCGTTGATTACCTCATCTGTGGATGGTGCAATAATCCCCTTATCAGTCACCTGTAATTGTGGAATGCTCATAAACCAATCACCCCCGTTTTATGATTGCTGTTAGTAAATTTAATCTGCCCGCGGATAATCCGGTCACCGTCAAGCATTAACTCTGCCTGAGCTGTAACAACTCCGGGGACGCTTAGCGCGGCATCGTGAAGATGTTTGCGGTATAAAGCCAGCAGATAGCGTCCGTTACCTAGAATGCGCGTTAAATACGGTATTCCCTCCTGCTGGTTAAAATACATATCTTCTTTCATGGTACGGCAGGCACTGGCAATGTCCTGCGCTTGCTGATAGGTGCTTTCAGCAACAGCAATGTTGCCCTCTGCATCAAGCGTCAAATCCCATGTATCAGGCATTAAAAATAATGTTTTCATGAATTGGGCTTCCCTGTATTGCCGTTGCCGGTAGTCACGCCTTTGTGAGTGTGATTTTGCAGACTGACTGAACCGGCTTTAACATCTCCATCAGCACTGATACCGCCGCCACCGGTAAACTGCGCTGTCTGTAAAGCATTGACCGCATAGCTGCCTGTCGTAGTGGTTACCGCTGAAGCTTGCATGCTGATAGATGGTGCCTCCAGCGTGATACTGGTCGGTGAGTGAATCACTATGCCGCTGTCTGAAAAACTAATGTACTGCTGCGGTGTACCGTTTAAAAATCCGCCGATATACAGCCCGTCATTCCAGTCATGCTGGCGGCGACTGCCGGGTGCGGATTCGGCTTTATTGCGCTTAACTGCGGATATGTCGCGTGAGGCAAAAGCACATAAACCGATATCGCCTGCGACCGGATCGCAGATAACCGCATTGCTGCCGCCCTGTAAGCGGAAATACGGAACGCTGAATATTCTGCCGGGTGAGTAGACATTGCCGGCACCGTCAAGCATCTGTACCAGCGGCTGTACGTTTACTTCACCCACCGGACTGACGCCGGTACCTGAAACCGCCAGCACTTTGACAAGGGTCACGGTCTGAACCCGAGATATCAGATTGGAAATAACCGCGTTAAATTCTGCTGCTCCGCCCAGTGAATGATTGATATTCAGGTTGTCCAGATTTTCATATTCTGCTGATTGCTGCATCTTTGCTGTCTCTCCATGTTGCGGCTATATCACAAAACCAGTTTCCGTCCGGCTGATTGGATTCAAGGCTTTTATGCATGCCGTATATGCGCCATTCGCCGTTACATACTTCAATCTGGCTGTCCTGTATCTTGCAGATACCGCCGAAACGCAATAACGGGTCGTACAGACATTTAAAGGTTACGCCGCGTATATCAGGTACCGGATAGCTGATCAATCCTGAGGTGGGCGTAATGACCGGAATTTTGATGTTGCGTGAGCCGCCTTTCGGCGTAACTGCAATCAGGTTATTCTCAATGTACATATCAAACTCAAAATCATGTTCAAGCGTTTTAAGCTTATCCAGATTAGAGCCGTTTAAAGTCAGGTTTTTGGTGATTGCAGATACGCCGTTATTCTCAAGCTGATAACCCATACTGTCGCAGATATCCTTGATTGCATCGGCAATATCCACCTCTCCCTCTTTTTCATACGGCGGCTGCGGTTTTTTGTACTCCAGCATGGCCGCCTGAGATTCAATAACCAGACAGACATCGGGAGCCACAGAAAAATCCATTGTCGCAAAAGTAATATTGCCTTCAAATTCAGTAATCAGCTGGTCACCCTCTTCTCCGACTTCAACTTTTACCCTGTTCATCAGTGCGCCAAGTGTATTCCAGTGTACACGGAATAGTTTGGCCATTTTCTCTAATGCCAGCCCGTAGATTCGTATTTGCGCTACCGGCATTACTGAGCCGTAACCGAACATGATGTTACACATCACACGAAAGCCGGTTGCGCTGATCTGGTTATAGTTGCCGGTAAAAACAATCTGCTCACCCTGTTTGTCCTTGTCCCGCAGGGTAACGGTTACTTTTATCTGTTTACGTTTCATCGGTATACACCAAAACAAACCGGCCATTCAGGCCGGTGTAAGTCGGGTTATCGTCGCCATTTGTATCTATGAATACAAGATTTCTGGTTATCGGTGTTCCGTTGAGACAGACGCGGTTTTGTACCTGTACGCCGTCTTTGTCGTTTTCTACGCTGGCAAAAAGCTGCCCGAGCCGCGTAAACAACCGGATATGCCAGCGACTGCCGTTAATCACAAAAGATATATTCTGATTAGGATTAGCATCCAGCGGTATGGTTACTGTTGTCATTTAAACCACCCTTTAATAGCGTTTACAGCCTGAGATAACAAAGATTCCCCGGGTTTTTCGGGCTGTTTTTCTCCACCATCGCTTTCTTTTGCATCATCAGGATTTTTTACCTCTTCGGTATCGTATTTCACTACCACTTCGCGCACTTCTTCTAGATGGAGATTTACTTTAATCAGTTGCGCACCATCTGACGCTTCACGCGCGGTGTCGTAACCGACAATACAGGCGTTGGTATAAACATATTCAGGCGTGATGATGTAAAACAGCAGTGTACTGGCCGCCAGTGTTTCAACCTGTCCGAGAAACATACCGCGCATTAAAGTGCCTCCTGAGCCTTTAGTAAGCTGTACAGTGGCTTTATACGGATTGGCGACTTTGTTGTAACAGGCGAATGAGCCTTTTTCAACCGGTGCCTGTGCTATTTTGGCGGAATTACTGTATTTGAGAGAGGTAACGTTATCAGCCAGCAGAATGGGTATTCCATACTCGTTAAATACGCCCCAGTAATTTCCAAATACGGCATTTATCAATGCTGCCCCGCCCAGACTGATCAGGGCATTAGTACCGGCAACATTCAAGCCTTTAAAGTTTGGTATGTTAGGAATACCGCCAATTGGCAGCATAGTTTACTCCAATAAAAAAAGCAGCCCGAAGGCTGCAATAGAAAAGCCAGCTCATGGCTGGCTTGAATCTGTTACACAATCAAATCACTATAAACATTAGATACTAAAACAGGGTGGTGCCCAAATCACTCATATTTACCCCTAACTATTTGATAATTATAACTTTATGGTGGTGCCCAAACCTATGCGTCATAGCAGTTGATTGCGTAACAGAATCAAGATTAAAGTTTATATCCCTCAAGCTCTTTGGTTTTGGTTTTTATCAGCTTTATTCTACAGTTGAACCGGTTAATTTCTGTCTGTATCTCCGTATCAGCCGGCTTTTCTGAATTGCATTCATTATCCGCACTCTTGGTCCAACTTTTAAGGTTTGAGCTTAACTGATCTCTAATTGGTTCTGGTATAGCATCCCATGTTGTTTCTAGTGTTTTTATTGAATCATCTGCTTCTTGCTTTAATTTCTGTAGCTTTGCTTCTTTTACGTTGACATAAACTTGATCCTGCTGTGCTTGAAGTTCAGAAATACGGCTACGCGTCAATTCAGTCTCACAGTTTAAATACTCAATTTGATTCTGCTCTGGCGTAGGGTATTGGTTTGACTGGCACTGCTTTTTCTTTTGTTGATTCCATGCAAGCTGTTGAGGCTTTAAATGGTTGCGCACATCAACGTCCATATTTGTCCATAAGGTATTTATCTCGTCATTTGCTGCTGCATTCTCCTGTTTTGCACTTTGTAATGATGCTTGTATATTTTCCTGAGTATCCTCTTGGCTATCTGTATTGGTAACAGTTTGAGCTGCCGGCTCTATTGCGGGCGTACTTGCTACTGTCTTTTCTTCGCCATAGCATGCTTTCAGAATTACGCTAATTACAACCAAGAAACCAATCGTTGCCAAGATACTTTTTAAACAGCCACCATTTTTAGCTACAGCAGTCGCGCTAGATGATGCAGCCGCAGATGCACTTTGATTAATGATAATCTGCGGCTTTGCCTCAGTTGGCTTTGTTTGAACTGGATCACCATACCCATTATGGGAAGATGTATTACGGGCTTGGTTTAGTAATAAAGCTTTGTGTTCTTCATACTCTTCCTGAGTTATTGCCCCTTTTTCCAGTAATTCATACAAGCGTGTAAGTTCATTTGTTAATGATGGTTTAGACATAAAAAATCCTTATGCAGTATCAAAGTTTTTACCTAAGTTACTACAAAAAAATCAAGATGAACAAAACCAATTAGCAACTAGTGAAAACATTGTATCTGCCTTAATTTTCTTATACGCGTTTTCTTTTGTCTCATTATCTGTTTCGATAACTTTGTTATTTTTTAAATAAGCAGTATCAGCCATCTTCATTAAATTTTTTTCACAATTTATGTGAATTTTCAGCATTGTAGAATCAGCAGAATTTCCTTCTGGTGTTTTAAAAGGTTTAGGCTCCTTTACTATAATCCATGCAAAATCTTGCCCGTCATAAAAATTATTATCTGCATACAAAATCAAGCCATCAGGAGTATGGGCAATTTGTTCCCAATCAAACTCCTTTGCTGCTAAAGGCGTTGCAGTAATTAAACATGCTATACCAGATAAAACAAATTTCTTCATGTCATCGATACCCCTAGCTGGTTAAATAAATAGTTATGTGTTTCTTTCATCGCTGCCACGGTATTTCCACTAACAGTATTTGATGAAGTTTTAACATTCATATTTGGTATATTAACATTAACATATTTCCTATTGTCTGTATGTGTTGTTGTATTACCTCCAGCTAACTGATTGCTTTGGCTTACTCCTTTTGATATTCGATTTGCGTTATACGCCATTTCCATATTAGCGGTCTGTTTAAAAAAAGCATCCCGTCTGTCATGCCCGCTCTTGTATTTTGGGTCATCCTGCCGCCAGATAATATAATTATCACCTAATATTTTGTGTCCTTTATCGTATGCGACATTCGGATTATCCAAAAATTCTTTTTTGGTCTTGGAGTACGCGGGATTGTTGGATATTTCAGACAGCATATATTTAACCATTTCATCAAGCGAAGCTTTTGATCTGGTTATTTTTCCGTTTTTATATAAACCCTTTGCTGTTAATTCCGCAATTAGCTTTTTAGCCCGAATTCCCTGCCAAGAAATCAGTCCAACATTTGTTGCGCCATTTTTCGGGTCTGTATGCGAACCAAAAAGAAAATCCGGATTAAATGAATTTTCCCGACCAATCTCAGCAGTCATTATTCTCGCTTGCTGTGCGGATAAACCATGTTCACGAAGAGATGCATAAATTTGCTGAGCATAATTCATATTTCCTTTTACAGATACACTGGTTGCCGTTTTCTTCTGGTTTGGCGTTTCTGATGATTTCATACGTGCAATAACCGGCGTAATCTTTCCCGACCTGATATCGTTAAAATAAGCATCTGAAGGAGCGGCAGTATTCCCTCTTTTATTAGTCTGAATAAAATCTGAAACCCAATATTTACCGTTAAAGATAGCAGCATGACCATAGTTATGTTTCGATTTACTTGAGGACGGCATAGACATAACATCCCCTTTCTGAGGAGTGTAATTTTCATTGTAGGCAATACTTTGAAATTTCCCTGTTTTAAGTAAATTGTCTGCTACATCTCGTCCATGTCCCCAGATTTTAATACCTTGCGCTCTTAATGCATTATTAACATATTCAGCACACTTTTCCGCGCTAGCCTTTAAAGCATGGCTGGTGGCGTAATCCGCTGCTGCCTGCGCTGTTTCTGCTGTCTTTTTTGCTTTGGCAGGCGCATTAGCCTCTACAGGTTTCTGAATCCCGTTCTGCTCAAAGTAATCCTTACCGCCATGAAACAGCCGGTACATACTTTCACCGATGAAGCCCGCTACATCTTCTTTCTTTTCACCCATTGCATCAGCAATTATGCCTGTTGCAATATCAGAATAATTGTCAATCATCTGTTTGGCTTGCTTAGCCGCACCGGTAAAATCGCCGCGCACCAGTTTACCCAGAATTTCAGCATAACCTTTCAGGGTAGGAATGGTGTTATTTTTTACGGCATCAACCAGATTGCCAAATGCAGTACACAGAGTATCAACGGACATTTTGCTGTCTTTAATACCGGCACTGAATGAACTCCAGTCAAACAGAGATTTACCGCCCTTAGCCCAAGTGTCGTAATCGTCGTACAGGAGTACAAAAGCACCCGCCAGAGCGGTTACCGCAGCAATTACCGGATTAATCGCGATTCCAAGGGCGCCCATAAGGCGGATTAACGGCGTAAACGGAGCAATAAACGCCAGTAGTGCACGTCCGGCACTTAGTAAGGTAGGAATCAGCAGCATACCGATTACGATGGCCGCGGCCTGGAATACTGCCTTAATAACTTTTTCATGCCGTTGTAGAAACTCAAAGAAGCTGTTTACTACCTTAATCAGAGTAAGCAGTATTGGCGTTAATGCATCACCCACCAACTGCTTCATGCTTTGCCAGTGTGCGCTCAATATCGCTTGCTGTTTGGTTAATTCGCGACTGCGGGCAATGGCTTCCCCGTCTGAGTGATACATTCTTTTCTGAATATCCAGAATTTCCTGTAACTCTTTGCGACCAGAAATTAAGGCGTTGATTGTGCCGTCATCAAAGCCCATTTTTTTACCGATTGTATAAGCCTGTTCCTTTGGCATTTTCTGGAATGAATCAGCCAGATCAAGCATTACATCATCCAGTTTGCGAACCTTACCGGCATCATCAACAACACTGACGCCCAAAGCATTGAAATAAGGCAGCATGCTAGCGTCACCAAACATTACCAGCCCGTTCATAGCCTGTTTAATGCCGGTTAAAGAGGCTGTCATACCCTGCGCACTGCCACCGAAAGCACCTGCCGCATTCTGCCAGTCTGTAATACTCGCAGTAGCCATGCCTAACTGACCGAAAAGCTTTGACACTTCCATATTGGCATGCGCAGCATCATTAGCCAGTTTAAACAGCCCTGTAGAGCCAATGATTACAGCAAAAAATCCGGTTAGCTCCTTAGTTACTTTTGCAATGGCCTGACCGAATTTTGCTGTCTGTTCGATAGAGGAATGATATTTCTTCGCTAGTTCCTCGTTAGCCTTTCCTGCCTGCTTTGAGGCTTTTTCGGTCTTATCCAGAGACTTTTCGAGTGCCTGATTTTTCTTTTCCGCCTTATCTGCCTGCGCAGTGTATTTAGATGTATCGAGCATTAGCTCGACAAGCATTTGTTCAACTATATTCGTTGTCATACTTATTCACCAGCATTTTGTTATGTTCAGAAACCTGATAAACCTCAAGAATATTCAGCACATCCTCAAGCCCCAGCACACTATCAAGCTCAACGTAAGAAGCCAGTCCGGCTGTAATAACCTGACTGGCTAAAGAAGAGACATTCACTGTTTGTGCAAGTACGCCTTCACGGAAAGGCAATCCCGCCGTTAGTTCGTATCTGGGGAATTGCCGTCCGTTAAAAAATCGATGTGCACCAGTAAAGCCTCTTTGCGTAACTCAAACAGTGTTTTTAAATCCTCAATGTCACTTTCTATGTCCAGAATACGCGCCCGTCCGCCAGAGGGTATTATCTGCACGCAGGTAAGCAGTTCATCCAGCAATTCACCGCCTATCTGCGGGTCTATCTTGCTGATAACACTAATGGCGAGTTTTGCCATTTCCAGCATGCCGCCGTTCGGATTGATACCCGCTGTATCAATGCCGCTTCCGGCAAGGGCAAACAGGGCACGTTGTGCCCATTTATCTGCCTGTATAATCGGCATTTCGGTGATCAGAAAAGTTTTACCTTTATCGCGACCGGTATCTATTTGAATTGTTTTTGTTTTACGTGCCATCAGTTAGTCTCCTCTGCGCCATTCAGAACTAATCTGAATGTGTACTGGCTGCCTGCCAGTAATTTCTGACCGGAAGCCCCGCCGGTTAATTTAACTAATGCACCCTTGGCACTATAGCGTTTTTGTATAGACGGAATTTCAACCACAATATCAATCGGGCGTGTTTCCATATTGGCATTAAAGTCTTTGCGGATATTCTCCATGTGCTCGATTGACTCGCTGTTTGCTTCTAAATGCAGCATCCATTCCACTTCGTGCGGCGTATAGCCCATTGACTGTTTACCATCTACACCCATGCGGGTTTCTGAGATATTGGCATCACCAAAGCCCCAGGCGTTATCCGCCTGAAAGCCTTTTATCCTAATATAATTGTCGTATACACCTGTGCAGCGCAACATAAGTACGGAATTGGCTGATGTAATCGTTAGCGGGTTATGTCCCATTGGCATGATTTAATCCTTTTATAAAATTAAATCCGCGCAAACAGCGCGGAATCTCGATATAGATCAGGTTAAGTTATTGCACAGCGATAGAAGCCAGATTCACAGTATGAACACTGCCGCCGTCTGCATACCAGAGCTTTAACGGCAATGATTCGCGCTGACCGCGTACCTGTGCTGAAGCTTTATTTATCAGCAGGCAGTAACCGGCTGTTTCAATCTGTCGCGCCGCGTCAAAACCGGCCTCATAATTAATCTGGGTTTTCTGCGCTTCAGACAGGTTTACCCCGCGCTGAATGCCACCAAAATTCAGCATTTCATTAATCGGGTCTTGTGCGGCTGCGCGGTGAATAGCAATGCCTTCCTCGTTATACGGGATAGCTTTATAGCTGATAAGCATATTCATAAACGCCAGTTGCAGTTGAGCGTTGAAATACACCTGATTCAGGTAAGTATCCACCCAGACAAAATCACCGCTTACTCTGGTATTTCTGAAAAAGATAAACCGCTCATTAGCTGTTGCCCACGCGCCATAATAGGCGTAGCCGTTGCTTTCCAGTGCCGTGGCATCTTTAAGGGCGGTGACAGAGGCAGCAATACCGCTTTGCCGCTTGAATTCCATAGTCGAGCGACCATTTCTTTCACTAAAGTTGATGGAGGCAGCATAACCGCAAGCCAGTCCAGCCTGTTCGAGTGTGCCGTAAATCGCTGTTGTTCCGGATATGGCATTTTCTTTCAGCCATGAGGCAAAGCAGTTGGTATTGTTGGCAATCAGGGCGGTTGGCTCCTGCGCATAATAAACAAACCAGTAACGGCTGTTCTGTTTACTGTTCCACTTAGCCAGTGCTTTCAGAACATCCTGAGTAAATGCATCGCCGATAGTAGTAATAACAGCATAATTCAGGGTATAGCCTGATACACGCTCCATTACAGAATCCGGACTGTCTGCCTTAGTGGCATTATCGGCAATCGCTCCGGTATTTTCAGTTAAGCAGAGGGCTTCTGCTGCTGTTCCGCCAGCAAAGGAAATAGCCGAACCTGCACCGGCAGATGGCGAGCTGATAATAAATGCCTGTAACTGCGTATCAAAGACAACATCGTTAGTTAAAGCCTCTTTGATTTTTATCGCAGCATCACTAAAGCTTTTGGCTTTGCTTAAATCGATTGTTGCAGTGGTTACCGTGCCGTCTATGGTTAGGGTTATTTCCCCTTTGATGGCTTGCAGTTCATTCAACTGCAATGATTTAACACTGGCACCAATCAGCCGTGCATTAATATCTGTCTGATTGTATCGGGCGATAAACAGGGTTGCGGGCTTGATGGTTGAACCGACATAACCATCAAAATAACACTGAGCAAACTGATACTCTTTACTGTTATAACCGTATACAGCACCCACATCGGCGGCACTGGCATACTGATTTATCGGATACACACTGCTGTCTGACAGTACGACGGTATTTAAGTCCAGCGCATCACCGCCTGTACCGATTACCGCCGGATTGACGGTAACAATATTACTTGCAGGAATTGAAGGTAACATAATATTTCCTATGGGTTTTTCAAAGTTATAACCGGCATGTCCAGATAAGTCTGTTCATGCGAAAATTCAGGGTTGTATTGCAAAAGCAGTTCAACCATCCAGCGTTGCTCATAGCGTGACTGCTCATTGATAAACGCCATCTGTACAGGGTCTTTGCAGTAAAGCGGCTGGCAGGATATAAGCCGCGCCGTGGTGTAGTGGCTTTTCCAGAGATTGCACAGCTTGCGCGCTTTATCGCCTGAATCAGCCCCGTAAAAATCAATCTGCATGGTTATCTCAACTGACTGCTGTACAAAGGTCTGATTGTCTGCCGGCTCGTAATAATGCGCGGAAACATCCAGTGCCTGCTCAAACAGAATTGACATAACAATCGCCTGATCAGGTAAAGGTGCATCATTCTGGTAACCCTGTATGACTGATTCAGGCGGGCATAAAAAAAGCCCGAGCAGATATGCGCGGACTTCTGTGTAAATCTGTTTATGCGTTACTGTCGCCATAGCAGCACCTTGCACCAAGCCGGAAAGGATTCCAGCACCTGTTTAACCATCCATTCTGATGTTTCATTTTCGCCGTATGCGGTAAAAATTACCCGTTCCGCACCTTTGCCCTGTGAGCGACGGATTGCAGCTATCTGACCGGTTAGATAGGCGTAGATAAACTGCCCTTGCTGGTTAATCAGGTTAAGGTGCTCAAGGTCGGCAGAGGAGATGCTTTGTAACTGAATAGTTATAGGCTTTTCCTCAAAGCATGGCACAACGGCACCGGATTCATCTACTGCTGAGCCGGAATTGATTTTTAATACTGCCTCCTGATTGGGATTAACCCCAGCAATAATGCTGTTAGCCATTCCTCTAAGATTCATCATTATCTGATACCTCTACACCGATCGATCTGGACATCTGCATAGTGTCACGCAATGGAGCGTCTTTGCCTTTTCTGGCGATAGTCGCTTTTGAGTTAGGCGGGTCTGTCCATGTCATGATTGATTCAACCAGATCGCCTTTCATTGCCTTGCCAACCAGTTCCAGTCCTTTAACCGCGCCATGCTGGTTAACCAGACCCGGTAAAGCCCTAATCCATTTGCCCTTATTCACCCGTACTGTTTTACGAAAGAATGAGCGCGCCGGAATGTTGATTGTGTGCGCCGGTACGGTATGAGTAGTGGCTAAATTGGCTTTAGACTGTTTGACAAAACGGCCGTTAAGCCGGAAATCTCCGGTTTTTTCACTAACCAGCCGGTAAACGGTTATCTGATGTTCCGGAACCTGAATCTGTGCGCCGTATTCATTCCAGAACGCCACCTGTGCAACAGGCAACGGCTCGCCATCGGCTTGTGCATAGGTAGCTTTTTCAAAAATACCTGCCCGCACCTTTTTGTTTTTGCCGGCTGCATATTTTTTCAATGCATCCGATAAATCACCGATTTTTTTCATACTAACGCCTAACCGGCATAGGAAACTTGCCGAGCACATAAAAGAATGAGCGGTATTGTTTGATCAATGCCCAGTAACGCGCTCCGTATGGTGTCTGCTGGTACCATTTTTCTGAATGGGTAGTCTGTCCGTTATCCAGTGATACAGACACACTACCCTCAGAAGCACTGGCAACACGACCGACTGCCTCGTTACCGCTGTCTATACGCTGCTGTAAGGTAGCAATATGCGCCACCAGCAGAAACAGCATCAATTCACGCTCATCAAGATTTTTAATAATGCTTTTATCGGTGTTATTGCACTGCATGCAGGCCTCAACAAAAAACATGCTAAGCTGATCATCAGTTACAATGATTTTCGGGTACAGTTTCCTGAATCTGGAAGCATCAAACCTGACTACGCCGCTCATGGCTGCTCCTTATTTTTCTGCCGGTTGAACGCTGGTTTCTTTTGACGGATCTACCGGCTCCATGTTTGACTGGTTATCTTTTTTTTCAGCGGCTTCGTCTTTCGCGGACGACACATTGGCATTAGCAAAAATCAGCCCGTTTTTAACCAGATCACGATCCTTGTTTTCTTCCAGCCATTTTGCCCAGAAAGCGGCGGGAACATTATAGGTAAGTCCGTAACCACAAATAATTTTCGAGGAATTACATCCGTTTATTCTTTGTACCTGTTCACCCACCTGTAATAACAGCCCGTTAGGTAGTTTGCACCCTACTACTACAGTATCTTTTGCCATATAAACTCCGGAAATAAAAAACCGCCCATCAGGGCGGTTGTCTTAAATAAACACATCAGGAAGCCAGCATGCTGGCAATAAACATCGGGCGGTAAATCAGGGCACCCACAGTTCCCTGTGTCCGTTTCTGCTCATAACCAGACTGTTTCTGGATTAGTGCATGTACACGCATTTTTTCGGTAAATCCCAGCTCCACTGTTGGTATTGCCTCATATTCATCAACAACCAACTGTACCATTTCGCCGGCTTTTGTCTTGTATTCAGGAATAGTGACGATTTTCAGATTCGGGAAATTTTTCTTAATCATGTCACTAACATTTAAGCCATACATATTAGTAGCTGTTATTGCTGCATTCATGGTTGGAGATAACAGCATGGTCATACTGGCATCCACATCAATTAAGCCGCCTGTCTGACTTACCAGTTGCGTATACAGACGCTGAATTGAATCATAAATACCCTGAACATCCATTTTTGCCCAAGGTTTACCGGCTATAGACGGCAAAAGGGACGGATCATTGAGCATGCCGAAAATCTCTAACCCTTCAATACCGAATAAATAACTTTTGTTCTGGAACTTATTCAGTGCCAATGCTGCAGATGTCTGCTTCTGTGTCGCCCAGTCCAGCCGTGCACGGCCTGCTTTTTCCATCTCTCGCTCACCTATACGGATAATGGTCTGATAATGGTAGGTCTGCCGGTATGGGTAGTTTACGTTGGCATCACTTAATGCATTATCGTTAAAGTCTCCGTATGTAGTTACACTGCCGACATTTTCAACAACCGGTACAGAAACCGTCTCATCTGTCCATGTGCCCAGCTTACGCTCATTAAACGCCTTGGCTGCGTTCATCGGCGTAACCAGAACCTCAATAACCCGTGGATCTACATATGTAGTAAAAAGTGAGGGAATCCCAGCATTAGGCATTGTTTGCAGTTCAGAATCCTGTGCAATCCGCATGCTGCTGCGTTCATCAAGTTCTACCGGTGCTTGTCCGGCAGCATATACAATACCTGCCCGTTCTCTCAGTGCAGAAAAATTTAATCTTGGCATATTTTCATCCTTAATATTTAGTAATTTTTGCCAGCGCACCAGCCTCAGCTTTCGACGCGACGATAAAGCCGGTATCTTCTGTATCAGCGGGTGCTTCTGTTGCTGCAATAACACTGCCGTCCGCAATGCTAGCAAATACTTTTTGTCCGATCTGCGCACCGGCAGCAAAGCGCGCCCAGAAATCCCCGCCATCGTAAAGCGTTACGCCGAATCCTTTCGGTATCAGCATATTTGCTTCCTGATTAAACTGGATAATCATAGCTGTGTTATCGCGCCGGATAAAACCAATCAGGCCATTTGCGCATTTAACATTACTGGCTGTCCCAGTTTCTGGATCAAACCACGCAAACCGGCCGACAGTTACGCCGTTTTCGCCAGCTTTGGCTTCGCCCTCTCCGACTAGCATAGTGTGATAGGGATTAGTCGAAGCAAAATCACCCTCGACACCCACCGGTAAATCATTATTTAAATTCTTCTGAAAACTCATGTGTTTATCCTTTATTTGAATCGGTCTGTGTACTTATCAGTACCGGTAAAAACGGCGCTATCCATCGCCACGCCAGTTTTAGGTGCCGTTGTAATCAGCATTCCAACCATTGCCTTGTATGCGCTAGGGTGCACACCATTAATATTTATGCCTTTTTGCTGTAAGGCATATTTATAAACCGCCTCAGCACTGTCCATAGCCACTACACCAACTAGCGGCTTGACCTGTTCGCGTGCTTCAAACAGCGCAGTAACATCCTTTACCGCTGCGGCACGGATTGAATCAGCATCCATAGCCGGCTTGGATTTTTCTGTATCGTCCGGCTCTTCATCTTCTGCCTTTTCTTCCTTGTTATCAGATTCCTCATCTTCAGCGGTTTTTTCTGTTTCATCTTCGTCTTCCGCTTCTTTTGCCGGCTCTTCTGTGTCACTGGCGGCAGGTACCAGCATATTGTCTGCAACCGTTTTAATTACTCCCTCGACAACATCCGGCGTAATATCGCCATCCATGCCCATAATAGGCTTTAGTACTTCTGCTACAGCCTTAACTGCACCTTGTTTCAGCTTCATTGAATTCTCCATAAGTCCGATTGGTAAACCATCTGCAATAACTGCATCCCTTCCTATCCGTCCGCGTTCAACCATAGCTACATGATTGCCGTGGATATTCCTCATAATTCCGTCATATTTCTGTCCCTCAAATTCGCCCGAAGTCATATCTGCGGTATAGGCATATCCGGCAGACAGTTCGTTAAGCTTTTCGTTTTCAATCAGTGCAATGGCTTCTTTGTCAAAAATACGCAAGCTGGCATAAACATCATTACCCTCTAGCTGCGGGTTAATTACTGTTCCAACCGTAATATCGTTATGTGGCTCTTCTGCGCTAACCGGCGTATGCCTGAGCAACAATTGCACCCCGTTAAAAGAAAGGAGAGCTTTTTCAAGCTCTCCCTTGTCACGTAGCAGGTAATAGATTTTGTCCGGTTGCAGTTGCAGCCTTTCGTAATCCGGTATTTCCCTCCCGAAATACGGATTAACAGCAGCCTTACTGATAATTGTTCGCTCAACCAGTAAATGTCCGTTACCGTCATAAGAACGCATGGATTTATCCATGGCCAGAGTTTTTTCGGTCATTGTCCTATCCCGTCTATAATGCTTTTACTGCCGCAGCGGCAATTAATCAGCATGCCCGGCTGTACCCATTCGCCGTCCAGATACATTCCTTTGCTCACCTCAAATACTTTACCGTTTGCCTGTAAATGTGATTGCCGTGGCTTTTTGCTGCGGTGTGAATGCAACCAGATTGCTTTGGTAATACCCAGCTCCTGCCGTTTGGCGCATTCAATGACCGCATGCGCCTTTGCCCCCTGATCTCTTGCAATCAGTTCAGCACGGCGTTTACTGATGTCATAATTTTTTTCAAGTTCTGTTGCTAGCCCTGAAAGGTCATAACCGCCGGTAACGCACTGCCATACCTGTTTCTGTACCCGCTCCAGATACTGTGAAGCAATGGATTTAATCTCACCGACATTATTTTCAATTGTCGCTTGTAACGCTTCACGCTGATATGGTGTTATCTGAAACCGGACAGTAAAGCCAGCTTTGCGCATATGTGTTTTTAACAGGCTTTCGTAGTTGGTTACGGTTTTGCTGACAAATGCCTCAGCAATTTCCGGCGCTAGCCTGTCTAGATTGTCTGACCATTTAGACGCCAGATAATCAACCACGTGGGCGACCCAGTCGACTATGCTGTCCATAGCCATCTGAGCTTTTTCCTGAGCGGCACGTTTACGAAATTCTGCCACCAGTACCTGATTCACTTCATCGGAAATCTGATTAAGCAGTTTAATAAGTGCTTTGCGGTAGCTGTTTTCTATACCGGCATTAGGCCATAGTGCCGGCAGTGTTGTCGGCTTCTTCCTGATTATTGCCATGATTAAAATCCCACTGCGGCTGTTCCGGTACGTTTTCCACATCAATACCTGAGTAATCGCCGCTTTCATCTTTAGCCAGACGTGCGCGTACTTCTTCCTGAGAAAGCACACCGGCGCTAATCAGTGCATTGTCTCTTTCCGCCTTAACTTTATCGGTGTTGGCTTCCTGTTCTTTATTCAACTGCTCCAGCGGTTTAAACACAAAGACAATCTGCGGGTCTATTTCCCCGAACAGATCAAGCTGAATCAGTTTGATAATGGCAGTAAGCTGTGGCAGCAAATGTGCTTCCTGCATACCGGAAATGTACTCGTGATAAACCTGAATCTCCCCGTCACTGCTGGCATTTAATCCGCTTGGTGTAATCCCGAGTAATTTAACCAGTGGCGTACGGCTTGGTGCCGCCATTTGTTCCTGTGATTTCTGCAGCAGGTTGTCCAGCGTGGATAGCGGTGTGTTGAATTGGAAAAACTCTTCATTATCGTTATCCAGCAGCATTAGATTCTGATTACCGCGTAATTGCGAAAACAGTTTGGAGCGCAGCAGTAACTGAGTAACCCCATCATCACCGCCGGCCAGAATATTGCTCATATCGGTTTTAATGCCGGTGAGTGAAAACGAATGAATCAGCTCAGACACGCTGTCAACTGTACGTTGCCACCTTTCCACATACGGCTGCATAAGCTGCAACATGGATATACCACTGAAGTTATAGGCTGGCTTAAGCATATCCGTCACCAGACGCATAACCAGTGTTAGCAAACGGTCTGCATGTACCTCTTCGCCCATAACAAACCATTTTGACGGCTTAAAGAAATCCGCAGCAGTTGCATCACTGGCGTTGTAAAAGCTTGGTGTTGTCCAGATCGGCTCAATCAGTTTAAGCCCTTTAAGGCAGCCTTTACCCAGTACCGCCTTATCAATCAGCAGCGGTATGTCTTTTTGATTTTCATGCCCTTTGATATTAATGAATATTTGCGAACGCCCGAAAATCATTTCATTTTCAATATGGCGGCGCATCAGCTCACGAATATTCAGTGCTTCCATACGCGCTTCAATGCTTTTGATTTTGTCGCGGTAGTCTTTGTCGTTGCTGTCACTGGCGACTTTGACTTCGCCCCATGTGCGGGTCATTTCCTGCGCTGTGGCTTCATAAACGCAGCGGTAATCCGTAGACTGTGACATGCTGGCCAGTGCCTGATACCCGATAAAGCATGGATAAAAGTGAGGCGCATTAATATCAAAAGCATATGAAGACGTGAGACTGTCCTGAGCAATAGCCGGCTTTCTGCCTTTCGGTACCACACCAGCAGGAATATCAGGCATTTGGTAGCCTTGTGGCGCAGTATTCGCTGATTGCATTTCTTGCATAAAGGCAATTGCCCGCTCATTGGCCATACTTTGCTTATGCTTGGTTTCCAGCTCAAGCTTTTTAAGCCGGTTGGCTTCTTCCTGCGCAGCCAGCTCACGCTCTCTCAGTTTGTTGTGTTTCCAGAATTTCATCATAAACCACTCAGAACATTAGGATTGATATTTAAACCAGCAGATACCGGAGCAAAAGCCATGATTAAGGCATCAGCACGGTTAGGTGACGGAATGCCGCGCTTTTTCATATCCTTTTTACTTTCCACCCGCACCCGCCCGTTATCGTCATACGCTACCTGCGGCCGGCTTAATTCAGCCTTGAGATATTCAATATCCCTGATACTTCCATCCAGACTAATCAGCTCATCCGCAGGGTAGTTATCGCCTTTCTCAACTGCACGCCACGTCTTGTAAAACCGGTCACGCACATGCCACCACGCCTGCGCCTTGATATTGGCAAACATATCTTTGTTCTTTTTAGCCGGCATATACGGCGATTCAGGCTTATAAACCTTGCCGCCGGCATTAAATCCCACTGTCTGAATGCGGCCTTTTTTACGCGCAAACTGAGCCTTGACGCCGGCACCTACACCAATACTGTCATATATAACCTTATCAATATCAGCCTCCAGTGCGTCCTGATAGACTTTATCAGCGGAATAGATGACATCCTGCCCGCGCCATTCATCCATACAGAACACAATCGAGCCATGCCGCCCGACTGTTGCGTTAGCATCTTCGCCCTCGTCTGCCACATCAAATCCTAAAATGCGTTTACCTGCTGCGGTTAAATCCAGACGGGTATGCGCATTTGTTGCCGCCTCAATCCATGCCGGTTTAATAATAGCCAGCTCACTGTCTGCCACCGGCTCACCCAACCAGATATGCCGGTACAGCTCATAATCCCGCTCCTTACATGCTTCCATTTCTATTCGCAGCACTTCGGGGAAGTTCGGGTTATCGTAATAGTTGGCTTTAATAACAATTGCGTTATCCGGGGGACGGATTACAAATCGCTGGTGTGTATCGTCCAGCATGTTCTTAGGATTGTAAGAAACCCATATCTCACTGCTCGGTGTGCGGATTGTAGGAATCAGGGTATCCCACATCTCCTGAGTGATACTCTCCGCCTCTTCTATCCAGCATACGCCGGCACCCTCAAGTGATTTAATCTTCCCCGGATCATTCTTAATCCCGAAAAAGATAAAGTTTGTGCCTGTCCCTCTATGGATAATGGTTGATTTCTGTACTTCAAATTCATCATCATAGCCAAGGCGGGAAATCGTGTTTGAGAGTAGCTTGTGTACTGAATCAGCAATTGATAGCTGCAATTCACGTACACACGGGATAGTTGTCTTTGTACGTCTGGCTATTTCAATTGCCAGTTCAGCAAACATCCACGACTTACCCGATCCGCGACCACCATAAGCAACCTTGTAACGTGCTGGTCTGGCAAATTTGGCAAAGTGTTTACTAATCATCTGCCTGCTCAAATATCGCACTAATCGGGCGCGTTTCTATTTTTAACTCACCTGATACAGAAGTCTTTTCATTAAACGCCTGTACAGTTACATGCTTGCCCAGTAATTCAAGATTCTTCACCTTGTCCGGCCATTTAATCTTTTTGAGAATACTCTGACCATCTTCTTTATCCATCATGGTAAGTACATCAAAGCCGCTTAATGTCTTTCTCCATACTTCCGGCCATTCTTTAACCGGTAATACTGAGCCATCAGCATTGAGAATGTCCGCTACATCCATCTGATCAATCTCAACCAGACGCTGCAGAACATAATCAGCATTAATCTGTGTACGCATACAGCGTTTTTGTTTTGCTTCGTTCAGTGCCTTTACAATGTCAGGTTTTCTGAGGTTTTCATGCCCTACCGCACTAGCCGTTCTGGCACTGTATCCTGCCCTGATTGCAGCCTGTGTGGCATTGAAATCTATTAGGTACTCTTCAACAAAACGCTGCTGTTTTTCTGTTAATCCGCTCATGGCGGAGTTGTTGGTATCCACCATGGCAATCTCCAATAAAAAAGCCCACGCGCAAAACGTGGGCTTATAGCATTCTGATATCTCATTAATTAGCATCATAAAAATCTAGCATAACAATTCCATTATTAATGCTTTATACACACAAATACACATTTTCTTTATCTTTTCTTCTTAGTGTGTAATAATACACACAGATTAGAGAGGAGATTATGCATAGCTCAAAGGTTATTAAAAGGCTGCTTGATGATGGGTGGTATGAGGTAGCCGTTAGAGGCAGCCATCATCAATTCAAACATCCGGAAAAATCAGGTCGTGTTACCGTCCCTCACCCTAAAAAGGATTTACCACTCGGGACAGTAAAAAATATATTTAAACAAGCCGGTCTTAAATAACACCGACTGCTATTAACTCAGAAAGGTGCATATGTTTCTCTACATTGCTATACACAAAGATGAAAACACCGGTTACGGTGTAACAGTGCCCTCTTTACCCGGCTGCTTTTCATATGGTGATACTTTAGAAAAGGCTATTGAAGAATCTAAACAAGCCATCTTATTTCATATCGAGGGTTTACTTGAAGATGGCATAGAACCTGAAACAAATCAGCCCGACCTTGCCACTCTCATTGATACCCCTGAGTATGCAGGAGCACAATGGTTTGGTATCGAGGTGAATATTGATCACCTAACCCTTAAACCAGAACGATTTAATGTTAGCTGGCCTAAATACCTTTTGAACAAGGTTGATACCTACGTATCACTAACCCACGATACCCGTTCTAACTTTCTTGCTAAAGCCGCACTTGAGAGAATTAATAGTGCCAATCAAAACGCCGGCATAGCTAAATGATATCCGGCATAAATCTTCAAAATACTATCCCCAGTGAGGTAGTAAGCCTAATTTTTGATAATGGCTTTACACCAGCCCGTGCATGGCGTGAATACTTACAGCTTTCTCAGGAAGAATGCGCCAGAAAGTTAGGAATATCTCAGGCGGCTTACTCCCAGCTAGAAACATCAAATAACCCACGCAAAACCACAAGAAATAAGCTGGCTACTGCACTAGGGATTAATCCTGAACAACTGGATTGCTGAACATAACAAAACCAGCCTTTCGGGCTGGTTTATCATATAGATTAAATCTCGCAAACTCACTAATTATCATCGTAAGCTTCTTTTAAAAATATAAAAATATTTTTTACATTCCTCTTGCAAATATAAACAAAAATGTTTATACTTCTGATTAGTTACTTCTTGATGTAAAGGTGTAACTGATTGTGATTTATGTTTAACTTTTATTTTTTATCTAACTAATAACGAATAACTAAATTTTTAAACTTCATTATTTTTGAGAGACTTGTGATATGGCATATAATTTTTTATTATGGAGTAATCGTTTAATATATGAAAGTAAAACAATTTTTAACCTCATTAATCAGTCAAGGAGTAAAAGCGAAAGATGGCACTAAACACATAAAACTTTACTATAATGGTAAACAATCGACTTTGCCAAGACACCCCAGTAAAGAGATTCCAAAATGGTTGGTTGAAAAAATCAAAAAGCAGTTGGGATTATGACATTAGCAGCCCTCATTTTAAGTGAGAGCTGCTTAAATCTAAATTTATCAATATATTAAAATTAATTAAAATATAATTAATATAAAATTAGCTTTAATTTAATTAAGGAAATGGTTCAAATATCAGAAATGTATTCTCAAAATACAAACTGTAAAACAGATATGTCTTACAGCGCATTAATACAAAAAGAAGCAAATTCATATGTAGTCACTTTTCGCGACTTACCAGAAGCATTAACCTGTGGAGATACGCTTGAAGAAGCACGTATTATGGCCGCAGATGCGTTACTTACTGCTTTAGAATTTTATTTTGAAGACCGTCGGCCAGTGCCTATGCCTTCGAAAATGCAGAAAGGTGAAGAATTGATTTCTTTACCTCCTAGTGTCACTGCAAAAGTACTTTTACTTAATGAAATGATTAAGCAAAATGTTTCCAATGCAGAGTTAGCCAGACGTTTACTTACACGTCCTCAGGATGTTCAAAGGCTTACTAATCTTCGTCATGCAACTAAAATTGATGCTATTAACGCTGCGTTAAATCAACTAGGTAAACAACTACATATTAGTTTAATACCCATTCATCATTCAGCATAATATTAATCAGGTAATATCATGCATAAAAGCAAAGAAAGACTGGTTTTTAGCCAGTCTTTTATCTTAATATTACCACTCATCAGTATTTGATATTATTAAGACTTAAAATACTCTTTAGTCTTATCCGAAACATAGCATAATTATAAATTTTCACCCTACGCTTTTCTACCCATAAATTGATTTTTTACAAAACATTTACAATTATATCCTGCATATTAACTTCCAGCTTAGCAATGCAATCATAATGTAACTTGTTAATTATTCTCTTCACATGTTTTATTTTTCGTCTAACAGTGCATTTGTGCCAGTCGAATTTATCCTGTAGCTGTATATAGGTTTTATTCTTGGTAAAAAGGTATTCCAGCAAGGTATCGCACTCTAACGGCTGAATATATGAATCTCTGGCTAATACATAGTTTGTTAAATCAATTATGCCAGACAGGTTATAGCCGTATTCTGCATTAATCAGCGTCCATTCAATATCATTTAAAATACGCTCTACACGGGTTAACAGCATGGAACTGTTTGCATGCATATCATGCTGGCTTAGCC